GTGGGAAGGTGGCAAGATTATGGAAGCTGACTTCGCGCAGCTAGAGTTTCGTGCAGCAGCCTTCCTATCACAAGATGGAGTTGCTATAAATGAAGTATCTACTGGGTTTGATGTACACTCATATACCGCTAAGGTTATTACCGATGCTGGTCAACCTACGGATAGGCAGACTGCAAAAGCTCACACGTTTGCACCGCTTTATGGCGCAACAGGCTTTGGGAGAACGCCAGCGGAAGCAGAGTATTACACACACTTCACAGAGAAATACAAAGGGATTGGGGTATGGCACTCCCGATTGGCTAAAGAAGCTATAAACACAGGGTATATTACTACCCCATCAGGTAGGCAGTTTGCTTTTCCTGATGTAGTCCGCAAGGCAAGTGGGCGTGTGTCTCATTTTACACAAATCAAAAACTACCCTGTGCAGTCTTTTGCTACGGCAGATATCGTACCGATTGCTCTGCTGCACATAGAAAAACTGCTTGACAGTATGCAGTCCTGCGTGGTAAATACTGTTCACGATAGCATCGTAGTTGACGTTCACCCTGATGAAGAACAAAGGGTAATCCAAATAATTCAGGAGACTAACAAGGTGCTGCCTGACTTGATCGCTACACGTTGGGGGCTGGCGTTCAATGTTCCACTAGAACTTGAGGCAAAAATTGGCCCCAACTGGCTTGACACGAAAGATGTGTCGTGATATAACTATGCATTCTAACTCGAAAGAAGGAGTATAAAATACATGAACGAGATCACTACGATTGATACCAATAACTATGCCGCAATGGCAAAGGCTATGGGTATTGCTAACGAGGGTACGAGTGGCAGCAAGAAGTCTAGCACTCTCGCTCGTCTGCGTATCCATCACACCCCCATCATGGGGTTGGCCGAAGTGAAGGGCAAGAAGGTGAATGTTGAGGTTGTCGAGGGTGGCCAGTATAAGCTGGAGATTCCTGACGGTCCCACCTACTATGCTTCGGCTGCACGTATCCGTCCGTACATGCAACGCTTTATGTACAAGCGTTTCGTGATGGGGTCGGGTAACGCACCAAACCGCTATGTCAAAACTGTTATGGCTGATAGCCTCAACATTGATCTGAAGGACAATGATGGTGGCTTCAACTGTGGCAAACCGGCTGGCTACATCCAAGACTTCAAGTCTCTTCCTGAAAAGACACAGGACTTGATCAAGCAGATCAAACGAGTACGGGCAATCTTCGGTACCGTTGAACTGGTCAATCCTACTGACGATCAGGGGAACTCTGTAGAACTGGATGCTACTCCCTTTATCTGGGAAGTAGATAACCGTGACGCATTCAAGGGCTGGGGTGAAGTGTTCGCTACCTTTGCCAAGCAGAAGCGTCTGCCCATCCAGCATGTGGTTGATGCAGCCACAGAGGAGCGTAAGCTGCCCAACGGCAATAGCTTCTTTCTACCTGTGACTACGGTCAACCTCACGAATGTTGTGGAGATTGAGCAGTCTGATCAGAACCTGTTCACTGACTTCATGGCATGGGTGCAGAACTACAATGAGTACATTATCAATGCCTATGCAGAGAAAGCATCTGAGCATGACGATGATGAAGACATTGCAATCACCGATAGCTTGTCCGATATGATTGATATCGACAACGATGAGGTAGCATAATGAAACACCCTGCTGAACTGGCATTGCATCAGTACATGGAGGATGCCGCTAATGGCAAGTCCACCATGTCTTCAGAAACAATCAGACAGATTGGTCTGAATGTTATGAGTGCTGTTGCGCGTCAGTTTGGTGGGGGCAACAAGCGAGGCGAGTTTGGTCTGCGTATGTCCAATGTGGGTAGACCAACTTGTCAGCTTTGGTTCGACAAGAATGAACCAGAGAAAGCGTTACCTCTGCCAACAACATTCGTGATGAACATGATGATTGGAGACATCGTTGAAGCTGTCTTCAAAGGGCTACTTACAGAAGCAAGAGTGGAGTATGAAGATGATGCAAAAGTTACGCTCAACCTTGATGACGGTACATCCATCTCTGGCACCTACGATATTGTTATTGATGGTGCTGTTGATGATGTCAAGTCAGCATCTAATTGGTCGTATAATAACAAGTTTGAGTCCTTCGACACCCTTAGACAGGGTGATGCTTTTGGGTATGTAGCACAGCTTGCTGGGTATGCCAAGGCTGCTGATAAGAAAGCCGGTGGATGGTGGGTAGTGAACAAGGCCAACGGCCAGTTTAAATATGTTCCCGCTACAGGGCTTGACATTGAGAAAGAGATAAGCCATATTCAACAGACGGCAGATGCGCTGGAAGAGAACAGGTTTGAGCGTTGCTTCGATGCTGTACCCGAAAAGTTCAGGGGCAAAGAAACGGGCAATACAATCTTGTCCACAGAGTGTAGTTTCTGTCGCTATCGTTTTGCCTGTTGGCCCGGATTAGATGAACGTCCGTCTGTGGTATCACAGGCAAAGCAACCAAAGACGGTTGCATATGTATCACTAGCAGAGGAGTATATAAATGGATGACTATGATGTTGAATCTCTCGCAGAAGAGATCAAGATTACTGAACAGAAACTTAGCGACTTGCGTAAGGAATATCGTGAACGCAGAACTGCTGGACTTCGTGCAGCTATTGAGGCACGTAACGAGGCTGAAGCCATGATCCGCGAGGAGATGAAGGGGCTGGGATACAACAGTCGCTATGTCACGTGGCGTAATGTAGGTAGCCTTGCCTAATTACAAAGCGTTTCGTGCTGCACGAAAGTATGGGTATAGGAGCGGACTAGAGCATAAGCTGTCCATCTACCTTGATGAACTCAACATCACATATGATTACGAAAACATCAAGATCGAATGGGAAGACCTTGCCTATCGCACCTATACTCCTGACTTCGTGCTGCACAACGGTATCATCATTGAGACCAAAGGCATGTTCACTGCGGCGGATAGAAGAAAACATCTTGCCATCAAGAAGCAGCATCCGCAGCTTGACATTCGGTTTGTTTTCGAGAATAGTAGACGGAAGCTACGTAAGGGTGCCAAGTCAACATATGGAGAGTGGTGTGACAAGTACGGATTTAGATGCTATGATCGTATTATTCCAGAAGATTGGCTAAAAGAAAAGGGGAAAAACAAGCACCCCAAGTTTATCAAGTTCAACGGAACCAAAGTGAAAAGGAGATGATAATGGAATTACAGATTGATGAAGGCGACTTTGTTATCCGCGTCCGTCCTACAGAAATAAACGGAGAGTGGACAGGTGAGATTGATATATCCATTATCTCTCAAGCTGGCAACCCGCTTGATGATGAAGGGTACACACAGGTCATGCATTTCTGTAAGATGATGTGTGCAACAGTACCTCTGATGGAAGCAGACGAAGGTCTTCGTAATCTTGTTCACAGCTATGTGATGGAAGTTGTTGACAGGGAGGATGAAGATGTGGTAGATGATGATGGTGTGATCATTACGAAAGAGGATGGCAACGTCGTACATCTTAGTTTCGGGAGCAAAACAAAGGGCAGCGCCTAATGCGGCATGAGGAGTACATGAAAATGAGAGCCAAAGAAGAAGACATGGTAAACAGTCCGCCACACTACAACAAGGCTGGCATTGAGTGTATTGACGCCATTGCCGCTGCAACTGGTGATGGCTACGAACATTATCTACAAGGTAACATTATGAAATACCTCTGGCGTTATCGCTACAAGAATGGTACAGAGGATTTGAAGAAGGCTCAGTGGTATCTCACAAAGCTGATCGAAGAAGTTGAAGGGATGTACGATGAGAGTTAAAGTCTACATCAACATCGACATTGATCCAGATGAATACCCTATACCCGCTGACGAAGATGTCGGCATTGAAATTGAAGACGGCATACGTGAATACTTTTATGACGTGGACGGTGCCGAAATCAAACATATTAAAACACTAACGGAGTGACGCAATGAACAACTATCTACCCACAGACTATCAAAACTTTATAGCCCTCTCCCGGTATGCCCGGTGGAAGGAGGATGAACAGCGTCGTGAGACTTGGATGGAAACAGTCGAGCGATACTTTGATTACATGAG